CTCCTACTGTCTCTAATAGTTGTGCTCTCGCCTTGGTCAATGCCTTGGCAAAAGCTCTCTCCGCTGATACTTCAGCTTTGAGTTGATCACGTCTTGCTCTTGTCAATGTGGCTAGCGGTCCCGACTGGCTTTTAGCCTGTCGAGTGAGGTCTGCTATTGCTTCCTCATCTGCGTTATTCTCCGTGAGGAGATGAGGAACCGCGCCACACTGACAGGTCATTATAGGCAGTCAGTGATGATACGGCCAAGAGTAGAGTCAACCTTGTGGAAGACTCCAACCTCTTCAGCGTAGACATAGCGACGAGTTTTATCTAGTGAGTCATATTGACCAGCAACCATGTCAGTATAGCTAAGGTTAAGAGCTGCCACAGGCATTCCCTTGACGTTGCCTGACTTCTGAACGATTGCGTCACTGCCCTTAAGGATACCCATAAACAGACTGTCACCGGTCCAAATGTAAGACTCAGAAGAAGCCGCTCCGGGAATCGCGGTATCTTGGCGAGCTTGACCCACAAAGATATTAGGGATTCCGAGAACGTCACGAAGTACCTCAATAACTACTCCGTCGTTAAGAACTCGGTCACCGCTTGCAACACCAAAGCCGGGAGTGCCAACACTGATCACTCCACGAACTTCAGGATTTCTAGCAAGTTCACGGAAGAGCTGACGGCCCATAACAAGAGTATCTGGGTTGATACCATGAGCGGCTTCAAAGACGGTGTCCTTAAGCTCATGAAGGTACTCTAGAGGAGTAGCTCCTGAAGCGTTGAACTTGCCACCGAACTCCGCTGTAGAACTAGCATTGTTGAAGTTGCTAGTACCGAAGAGGAGATCTGAAGCTCTCTTCTCACGTCCGAGCTTGATAACTCTTGCTACCTTCTTGGCGATACGCTCTTCTTCTGAACCGGGATACTGAGAATCAAAAATATCCTCCATCGCGATTGAATCAGAAGCGCCATAGATCTTAGCCATGAAAGTCTGTGAGCTACGGTCGAAGCCACCGATAGAAGCGCGACTTGAACCGGGAGCGCGCTCAAGATCGAGACCGGCACCGGCTCCCATAAAGTTTCGAGTCTCTTCAAGAAGAAGAGTTCCTGAGCGCTCAGGGACTTTGATAGTCTCAAAGATCTTGTCAGCGATAAGCTGATCATCACTTGGAACAGCCTCTTGAACTAGGCTTGTTAAGATCTGGTCTACTGGATGAAGATTGCTGTATGAACTAGCCATGGTTTACTCCTTAGCTAAGTGAGGTGACGTTAACAGGGCCGGTGAAGATGACGCTGATTTGGTCACCGCTAGCCGCTGAAGTCTGATTGATATTTGGGAGCATACGAGCGACAGCGTACTTGTCAGCCGCGCCGTCAAAAGCAATGAGCTTTCCGTCTGTGGTAGCCATGAGCTGATTCATGGTAGCCGGTGCGATGTTGCCTCCAGCAATGGCGCGAGTCTTGCCGAGGACAACAACCTCAACAGCATCGCCTAAACTACAAGCGCGCTGTGCAACACCAATACAATTGTTTTCGGTGGCCGCGTCGGTGATCGTTGCTTTGCCGTCAACATTAACAGAAACAAGGGCGAACTCGGTGATGGCCTCAGCCGCAACGAGTGAAATGATATTATCGGTGGTTGCCATGATTAGCCTCCAAAGACAGAGTTGTAGTAATCGCGGTTAGACTCGCGGAATAAGTGAAGGGCCTCTGAATAAGATACGCTCTTCTCAGCGGCAAGTTTACGGACCTCTTGATCGAGTGTAGCCTTGTTGATCTCTTGGCCACTTGCGCCATGTCCGACTTCAACAAGAGGGATAGCGCTATTGGATGGACGCTCGCTGAACATTTGCCAAAACTCGCCTTGAAGCTCTTTAAGCTCCCAAGCCTTGCCGGCTACTTCAACCTCTGAAGGTTGAATCTTGCCTTCATTTAAAAGAGTGTTGACAGCTTCTCTCTTCTCAACTTGGCGTTTCTCGGCTTCAATAGCCTCAAGACGCTGAGAGAGTTTAGCGTTATTCTCACGAAGTGCTTGAACCTCAGAGAGAAGAGTTGACTGATTGAGAGACTCGCTGAGCTTCATCTCTTTGTCATCTTCCTTCTTTGGCTCCTCTGCCATTTCCTCCTTTTCGGGATTCTCTGACAGCTCTTCTTCTTCGACTTCGATCTCAAGCATTGAGCTCTCTGATTCTTCCATCATGTCTTTAATCTTCTGCTCAAGCTCCTTGACCATCTCGTCCTTAGCGACAAGTAGTTGACGGAGCTCCTCAACAGATAGCTCTTCGATGTTGTCCATCTCTGATAGCCTTTCGTTTAGGGTGACTCGGCCGATTTTGTCATTGGATTGAGCAGGCCGAGGAGTGAGGGTGATTGCTAAAAGTTGAGCGTCTCCAATTTTGGAGCCTCCATCTCTTGAGTAGACTTCACCGTTGAGGAACTCTGGAGAACTCCAAAGAACCCCACCGGCAGAACGGACAACCTCAAGGCCGCGCTCATTATAAGCCGGTGTCGCGTAAAGTCCGTCCTCTCTTAACTCAAGATCTACGATTAAACCAAGCGCTGAACCGCTCTCCGGTGGAGCCGGTGGACCGCCTTGAAAGGGTGATGTGGCGTGCTGCCAATCAATGATCACAGGATCAGCGAATTTTCGTTTTTTATAGACTCTGATCATCTCCTCGAGGAGAGCATAATCAATTGATTGACCAATCGCTTCTCCATTCATACGAGAGGAGACTTGACCAAGGGCCAAGGTCTTGAATGGTTTACCAATGATAAGACCGTCAGGTATATCATAAGTCGGTGAAGACTCGGACAACATGACCGCCTCACCATAAGCTCTTAGCGCTTGCGCTTTCTCATCTGCTGAGTTCATTTGGCCTACAACCTTTCTAGCCCAAGCATAACCGGGATCACCTCCCCAACCTTGCCATGCTTGCCAACCTTTCCCTTGAGTGTTCCACGTGGAACCTTCTTTATCAGACTCATGCCTAGTGAAGTATGCGAGCATTCGTCTAACGATACCGGGTGAAAGAGTCTTCCCGTTGGAAAGGTCTCTTGCTCTAGCGATTCCAACCGGTGTCATTCCACGCTTAGAGGGAGACATAGAAGCACGAACTTTAAGCGCTCGCTTTGCCGCTTCTTGTGCTCCCTTGGGAGGATTGAAATCAATATGAGCGTACTTCTTAGGAACCTCATAAGCGGTGACCTTACGCTTGATCTTAGCCATTGGATCGCCTCTTCTTTATAAGATTCTCTGCTAAAGCTGCCACACCGGCACCGCCTTTAAGTGATGAAGTTCTCTCAAGCGCTGATCGTTGAGCGTCTTCAGGTAGATCACCAGCTCCAAGCCTCTCTCTAATCGCTCGCTCAAGTTCATCATCCGGAGTGAGTAAACCGGCTTGAACTAGACCGGGAAGCATTCCCAGACTCTCAGCTAGATCATCTGTATCTAGTCCGGTATGGACAAGCCGAGGAAGTTTAGAAGGATCAACTAAGCCATAGTTCCAACGGATCAACCGGCCAATGGTTCCCCCTCCCCTTCTATCAACTCCGCTTACTTGACTCGCTACTAGATCGCATAGATTAATAGCCGCTCTTCTGAAGACAGAGAGGTGAATCTCTCCTACGGATCGAGCACCGGTCTCAGTGTTTCCAAGGTCAGCGAACTGAGTTAAGAAGGCCGCTGAAATCTGAGAATCACACTTAGTAATAATCTCTAAAGGCCCTTGAGCGTATAGATTAGGCTGACTTGCATAAGTATCAAAACTAATCGCGCTATTCTCAACAAGATAGCTTTGCTCAGCGCTGATAAAGGCTTGCGCTTGTGCTTCAGCGTCTTCGATCATCGCGTCAATATCACCATCGGTCAAGCCTAAGCTCTCAGCTTGTGAGCGATCAACTTTGACTTTGGGTGTTGGTACTGCCCACCGGTCGAGACCTACACACATGAGATTAGAGACTCGCTGTTTAGTTCTCCACCACCACCAAACACTCCTTAACATACCAACACCTTCAAAGTTGGAGCCGGTCTTATTAAGAGTGAGGAGAAGGAGCTTGTTAGCCGGTATCGGTTCCGGTGCGTAAGTCATACCAACAACGTTCTGAAGTACTCCATCAAGCTGTTGATTGTCTCTGCTTAGCCATCGATTATGAGCGCTAGGTTCTCGGTCAGCATAAAGGTCTAACCATACTTTGACCTTGCCTTTAGAGTCTGGGCCTACTCGGTAGAGCTCCTCGGCGTATCTATATCCAAGCGGTATGAACTCAAAGAGATAAGATAGCTGATCCTCCCAAGATAGACTCATCTGTCCGGAGTATCCATCGAAGCCATAAGCCTCATTAGCATATCGCGCTAACTCTACCGCTAATGGATCGTCTTCTATACCC